AGGCAGCGTTACCTGTAGATCCTACAGCAGCTCCAGCGATAAGTTCAACACAAGCAGCAGGGTTTAAGAAGTCTGCTCCCATTGCTAAACGTCCAAGGATAACATCACCTTGGTAAACAACTGAAACGTCGCCTGAAGTTACCTGAACTTGTGGTCCGATAGCTTCTACAACTCCAGCAGCTTCCTTCTGGAAGATTAGTCCGCAAGAGTTAGCGAAGTCAGTAGCGTTACCATAGTTATTGTTAATACCTGTTACAGAAGCTCTACCGTCTTCTGCTGTTTCACCTACAAAGTTACCTATGTTACCGGGAGATGTGATTCCGGGGTTAGTTGCAGATGCAGTACCGTACTTAGTACCATAAGATCCAAAGAACGGAATGTTCATAGACTTATAGATCTTAATACCAGCGATCTCAACCACGCCTTGTCCAGACTGTAAAGCTGTTCCTTGTGCGTCACGGTTGATTAGACCAGATGTGATTACACCAGAACTTACAGTATTGATAAGACTGTAGTATTGACGAGGGTTTATAACGGCTACACGTCCGTCAGAACTGACTCCTTTTTCGTCAAGAGCAGCAGCAGCATCGTAGAAAGCATCTACTAATTTAGTAGCATCGTAAGCGTCGGCTGCGTTACCTGTACCTACTCTGATCTGTGTACCACCGGGCTCTTCAAAAGTGTTGCCTGACTTCTTAACAGGACTTGCTTGTCTAGCACCTTTGGCGATAGCACGGAAGATAAGTCTGTCGTATTTCTGAGCAAGAGCATATCCAATCTTCTTGGAAATTTCTCCTCTCAATTCATAATGTGCGAGTGTCTCGTCTAGCTCATACACGAATGCAGAACTGATTAATAGGTCGTCGCAAGTTATGGTTTTTTCAGCAACTGGAGGTGCTCCGTCGGAGTTACCCATGATGCTGTTACCGGGTGTATGGAACTCGGCTGTTGTGTGTCCAGTGTAAACGAACTGTAAAGATTTTCCATTCTTAAGAGTTCTCTTCATAACGAGATCTCTTGCGATTGCATTGTGCTGGAAGCCTT